TCTTTTCTATATTTTGTTCCGACATATTGTCACCTCCTGTGATTTTTTACTTATTTGTTTTTTAATTGAATAAGTCGGCTGTTTTGAGGAAACTACCGCCCCATAGGGATTTTTCAACCGTTTCAGGCTGATTCTGTACTATCTCGCCGAGATCGCCAGACTTTCGGAAAGCAGTGTCTTGCTCTACAAGTTCCACACGCTTACCAAATTCATTAAATACACTTGTTGCTGATGCAATATCTTTTGCAACTGCTTCAAATGATGTTTGTGCCACTTCAATATCAACCTTGGTAGACTTCAAAAGTTCTACCTCTGTTTGTAATGATTTGACAACTTCTACTAGATCGCTAAAGGCTTTTTCAAGACCATCAGTTGTTTCTGTAACTGTTTCTGCAACTGGTGCTTCTACAACTACTTCATCTGACTTAGGAGCCATTGGCTTCTTAGCCTCTGCCTCTTCATCTGCTGGAGTTTCCGCAGCATCTTCTTCAGCATCTTCTTCGCCAGAAGATGGTGCTTTCGCAGCCTTCTCTGTTGAAACTTCTTCTGCTGGAGTCTCTACTACATCTGCTTTCGCATCTGCCTCTGGAGCGACCTCTGTTACTTCAACTGCAATATCAGATTTCTCAACGATTTCTTCAACTGTGTTTTTTGTTGATTTTGCCATAAGGTTTTCCTCCTTGTTAATCTTAGAAGTATTAATGCCTTTAGCACTATCAACTAAGAATTTTATCATTGTTACTTTTTCGTTATCTGTCTTTTCAACGAAACCTATGTTTTCCATTTGCTCACCAGTTATTGGGCTTAACTCTGATTCATTTTCAGATGCAAGGACTATTCCATTTTCCTTATCATAAAATACATTTTCTAAAACTGTTTCATCAGCCTTAATTACATCTACGCCATCTACCTTTTCAACAGACACGATGTTTGCAAATTGATTTGCTGGGGAATCTACAAGACTCAACTCAACTAAATCATACTGCTTAATAACACGGATTGACTTATCTGACTTCTCGTCATAAGCATCATCCCACTTGTTCATTCTTCCGCCAATAGAAAAACCAGCAAGTGTTCCGTCTAGAACTTTTTCCCAAGTATCTTGTGCACCTTTTGAAACATATGCGGATACGAATACTCCGTTATAAAACTTCTTTGATTCTGGATCGAAATACTTTTCTGCTTTAAAGTCTACCATCTTGCCTACTGCTAATGGCTGGTGCATTTCTCTAATGTTCCCACGGAATTTTGCAAATGCATCCATTGATGCTTCTGCTGTTACAATATCATCTTGCTTATCAATATTGTCTAGAGATGCAAATCCTGAAACAATTCGACGCTCTTTATCCACCTTAGTAAGTGGCATAGATAGGCGGAGGTTGTCTCCATCTGTATTCCAATTGGCTTTAGAGATAATCATGGTTATTATATTATATACCCTTTTTTGCTAAAGTATCACTATTTGGACATTTCGGGCACATCATCAACTTTACGACCTTCACCTTTTGGATTTCTTCCACTTACTGTGGCTGGTCCATCAGACTGGTTGTTAGTTCTTTCAGTATCCCTTGCTCTGTCCGCATTATCGTTTGCTGCTTGTTCTGGCTTTGGATCAAAAGGCTCGTTGCCACCCTCTATCTGCGGAAGACCAAGAAGTTCTCGACCTTCATTTGGAAGCATTACCTGAGTCTTTACAAGTCTTTCGATAATCTGTGATTGAGCAATTTCATCTGTAAGCGTAAGTTCATTAAACTTAAACTCAAGAATATCTGTTTTTTCTTTTATGATCTTGTTGATCATCTTTTCAAGGTTTCTCTGTGCTGGTCTTGCAACCTGCTCTTTAAATGTGCGGTCTTGTGAGAGCGCTGCAGCGATTGCTGAAGAGTCAGATCCACCAATCTTAGAAAGAGGAACTTGGTGAGCAACAAGAATGTCATCTCTATTCTGCTTTCTATATTCTCTAAATGATGCTTCCTGAACGCCATTTTCTACAGGGTCCATCTTAAACTCTACCTTGTTGGTATCAGAGTCTCCTGGCAGTGGAATATACAGAGTTCTATGATTTTGACCCTTAAGCCCTGTCTGCAAAAATCTAAACATCTTGTCCTCTGCTTCGGCAGATAACTTTGCACCCTTGAGAGTTACAACATATCTTGGGGTTGCTTTGTTTTGGAAATAATCAATGTTGTACTGTGATGCAAGTTGATCTCCGTGCAATGATCCAATTGCGGACATGATGTCTGGAACTCCATAAAAAGTATTCAGAGGTGAGTATTCTTTAAAGTGAATGATTTCGTTTGGTCTTGGATCTGTTCCAAGCGGATTGGGATTCGTTGCACCAAAGTTACGGAAATAAACAACCTTGTTTGCAATAACCTGAACAAAACCATCACGAAGTCTACGAACACGCATTGTTGTAGATGGGATATGACCAACATATCCAATATCTCCACGAGTGGTTCTGCCAATTTCAAGGTAAGCGTTACCAGTTGACTGAAGATCAGTAAAGACCTTTTCCATTGTTGTTGTAAATGAGTCTTCGTCGTTTAGTGACTCAAGCCAATCAGTCATTTCAATCTTTGCTCTTTCAATTCTTTTTCTTGCATTTTCTGAAGTCTTTGGTTCAGACGCTTCTAACTTAAGCATAGTTCTTTTTGAAATTTTAAACTCATACCCAAGTCCAACAATGTTCTCTACTTTAGCATCAATTGCAGCATGGTTAGCAAATGATGTGTCGTAGAAACTTGCAAGTTCATACAAGTTCCATGGTGGGGTAATAACATCAAACAATCCATAAGCATTTCTAAATACAGTTCCTGAGTTTATCTCTTTAGACCTTGCTCCATTGATTCCAACGCTGTCTGCTCTTGAACTGTCCATGTATGCCTGAGTTGCTTCTCCTTTAATGATTCGAGAAGTTCTTCTTTTAAAGTTACCGTCAAGTCCTTGTAAATCTTTTATAACATCCCAAGATTGATTAAATGGATCTTGCTTTGTAAAAGTATCATCTTCTGGAAGTGGCGTATCTGTCTTTGCTCTAATAAAAAACTCTTTGTCTTCACTCATCAGTCATCACTTCCATATTTTGCAATAGTATCCTTGGCTGCTTGTACTGCTCCAAGGTCATTCATAGAAGGAATCAAGCCTTCTGAGAGTCTTTGTTTTTGCTCAGAGTATTCTTCTTCTGAGATTCTTGTTAGTCCTGGTACGAAGATGCACTCTCCATCTCCTTCATCCCCGTAATATTTAGCAGCATCTTTGAGTTTTGATATCTGCAGAATGTCACCCTTCATAGACTCAATGTTTAATACAGAGCCATTTCCATCAGTAAACCACTTGCCATTTGCTTTTTTGTATACATAAAGGCCCCAGTCGTAGTGCTTTTCAATAATTTTTGCACGGGACTCACCCACTTGCCCCTTCATTTTAGGCAATGCCTTTTTCTTTTTACGTGGATTTTCCATATTCATATACTAAAGTATACCATATTAGATAGCAGTAACGGTTATTGTCTTCGACTTTATACCAGAATAGATCCTATACTCATAGTCTGTTAGAGATCTTTCATTATTAATGACCAAAGAGGCCTCACTATCTATAATAATCTTATTTGTTCCAGTATAACTCTTATAAATTGTTGAAGGATCAACCCCATAATAATTAGTTTTAGATAGTACTGCAACTCCGTCCCAGTCAGAACCGCCTGTTAGCCAGTAATTCCACTCTATATCTTCTGGGGCAATATACTTTACACCAAACCACTTTCTAAACTCTGTCTCTTGAACATCTTGAAGGTTGGTTGATTCATAGTACGAGATTGTGTTAAATGTGAGGGGACCATTTAAATTAATAGTTCCAACCCTATTCTTAAAGTCTAAAACTTTTGAAAAGGATATTCCTAAAAAGGCCCACTCTTTGACTGTCAAAACTGGATCTTTAACTGGATTACCATTAAGATAAAATCTAATCTTGTTTTCTATTCTTCCAGTGTTTACATCTACTGCGTAGATTTTTGCTCTTTGTCCAGTTGGGTGAATTGCTGACATGTAAAATTTTATATGTCTGTCTTTTGACTTAATTTCAAACACCTCTACGGAGCCATAAGGGAAAGAATCTTTATCATATCTAACTGCCATTTGCATAGCCATAACCTTAAAGTTGTCTGATTTTTCTTTATTAATTGAAACAGATAAACCTCTGTTAACCTTTGGATCTATTATTCCTTTTATTCCTATACCGCTATATCTTGTTAAATATAAATATGGAGAGGTTCCCTTATAAATTGTGAAAGGGTTTTCAGACTTGTAGTCATAGTAGAATCCAGATTTTTTATAAGGATAAAGATTATGACCAAACCTAGTGCCAACAGGATTTGTAGATGTATTGTTGAATGCTTGAGAACAATACTCTAGCGTTCTAAGAGCAACCTTGTTCTTTAGTATACCCTTTACATTAAACTCAAGATGTGTAACGATTGCAATATCTAGGTTGCTTACATCTTTTGGAGTATAGATAACCATGTTATCTACAACCTCATACTTTGTTGTCCTCCAGTCTTCACCTGGAATAACAAAAGAATCATTAGATGGTTTTTGAATATTTATAAAATTTTCTGACGAAAGGTTTGCACCATTCTTGATATATTGAAATGTAATGTAAGATTTTACTAAAGAGTTTGATGTGTCATACTTATAGTTTCTAAAGGCTCTATCTCTTAGGTCTGTATAATCTAGATATCCGTTAAAAAGTTGATTGTCTAATGAAGCATAGTCTCTTTGCACTGGAACGCTGTATTCATCATACAGTTCTTCATATGTCCAAGATCCAAACTGCTCTTCTTCTATAAAAACAGATGGTGCTGGATAGTTTATGTTAAACTGAATAAAATCTAAGTCATAGTACGGTTTATTTTTACTATCGGTTATATACTTAGCAAAATAAGTAAGTGGGACATAGTCCTCCCAATATCCTTGGACATCAATGTCTAGGGAGTAAGATCCAAAATTAATTATTGGAGACAGGGTATAACTTGCTGTGTGTGATTGAAGGGTATTTGCGGACACATCAGTTAACATCCCTGAATCGACAATTGAATCCCACTCTGCAGGATTATTACCAAAGTAATCTTCTGTAGAGTTGTACTCTACGTCTGGAGTTTGAATATACTCCAAGAACACGCTATCATTTTCTATAACAATACCCTTTTCATTAAAGAAATCTTTAATGTATCTGTGATTTCTAGAAGTACAAAAACCCACCTTGTATGCTTTGCCAGAAAATGTTTCTGATGGATTTGAACTTCCTGCAATATAAAAGCCAAGACTGCTAAAGTTACCAAAGAAAGATGCAACATTTCCTCCAAAATACTTAGAGATAGTTTCTACATCTACACCTACAGAGAATATTTCTTCAAGCGCTACAGGAGATAAGGTTAGGAGAACCTCTTCTGTTTGATTATAGTTTAAGGTATAAACTATTGATGTTCCTGTACAAGATATTTCAAAATAGTTTGTTGATGTTTTTGACTCAGCCCTGAACAATACCTGCTTTGTTTCTGGAACAGAGGTAAATTTAAAAGACCCATAAAAAGACTTAACCTTTTCTTTTAAAAAGTTTAAGTTGTCAAAATACATATATGATCCTTGAAGTTCTCCAAAAGAAAAAGATAAACCATCTTCGTCTTGTGGATAAAAACTAGAAGAAAGATTTTCTACAGAAAACCCTGACAGAACAATGTCTGGCAACTTATAATCTGGAGTAGATAAAAGCCCACTATCTGTTTTTAAATTATCAACTATACCCTGAGACCAGTTTCCTATGTTGGGGTATGAATAATTATTTGCATACTC